CATATCAAAAACATCAGGCATATAGCATTTCTCATGCTTTGCTATTAACCCTTTAGCCTCATCCCACCCAAATTCCTTCACAAACTCAGTCGCTTTCATAATCTTCCCCTGGCTCACGTTGTCATGCTTAGTCATGCGGTGGCTCCAAATAGTTGTTTTGATTTTTCGGTAGCTTTATAGGCCCGGTTATTTCGCTTGTTGTTAGAAATGAGATATTCAGCTTCAACCAGAGCATTCAGGTCTAAATTAAGCTGACCTCTGGCTAACTCTGTTACCTCTTCCTCAAGTTCCTTCGCACCCACCTCATGATCTGCATGAGTGATGTAGACCAAAATGTGCAAGTAATCCTCGAATTTTTTAAGTGAGCTTGTTCTTATGCCGCACCTACCTTGCCAATCATAAAACTTGGTGGTACTGGCAATAACTCCTTGGTTGGTCGCCACAAATGAAGACAATAAGAGTGGTTGTTCACATAGTCGCTTTTGCGTGGGTGGTACTGGATTACACAATCATCTTCATCCCAAAATAGTGACTTAATGAAGCACATCTCCTCCCATGTAGGGCAACGCGCTGGAAGTGAAACACTCACATGCTCCCAGCCCATTTGATCACTAGCAATAACAGTGAAAACATGCTTTTTAGTTTTCACCCAAAATGCGCCATTATTGCCAAAGCTCTCATTACTACCCATCGGGCCACTGGCAATTCTAAATTTTTCAGGAACTTTAAAGCTCACACCCCACCTCCCATACTCCACAACGCTCGAATCCGCTGCTCGCTGTACTGGTCAATCTTGCTCATATCCAGATTCTTGTACTCGTACTGCTTCGGCTTGGGAGTACGTTTTGAGCTGGCTCTACGCTTAGCCTTGCTGCATGTGAAGCAGAGGCATGTCGATTTGTGGGTCATACGGCCACCTGCTTAAACAACGGCTTTACATAGCCTCTGATTTCAGTTTCCGCCTTCTCAAGAGCTGCCTTAAATGACAACCCTTGAGCGCGGTACTTCGCAGACAATTGAACGATCTGTTCCTGTTCGGTATTCAGCGCAACCTGCTCAACTTTGGCCGGCTCATCCGCTGCTTTTGATTTACATTCCAGCTGCTTCGGCGGCACATACCATTCCTGTTTTCTACCCATGGTCTGAGCCTTCGCCAGCAATGCCAGATAAAGCTCTTTAAATCGACGCTCAGCCGCTTTCATGTCGCCCATGGTGATTTGGTGCATCACTTGGTCTAAAGCGTATTTGGTGAGCGTTGTGATGCGTACAGCGCGGTCATTCGTAAATGAGCAGGCATTGGCCCACGCCTCATCTACTGACCACCAGCTGCCAGAAACACACCAAGACTGGAACTCAGCCAGATCAGGCATAAATTTATTACCTGGTGCGAGCAGTCGAGCCATACCTTCATTGAACTGTTCATCATCGATACCCACCAAAGCGCCTTTAAAAACCATATCCACCACTTCTGGTTTCATGTCTCCAAAACGCTTTGCAAACTGAGAGGCGTACTTTCCTCTTAAAACTGAGAGCAAGGTCTCTTCTCTGGTGATCCCCTTATGCATGGCCCACCTCCTCAGTCAGTAACGTCTTTTTTGGCGTGACATCCACCAAGTCAGTTTGAGATTGACCAACGCGGGCGAAATACGCATCCCACTCCTCTTGTTGAGAAGCGCCCTGTTTTATAGGTGACTGCTGTTGACGTTGAATCCAGCTGATGAACTTGGCTAATGCCATGTTGTCTTTCATGTGCTGATCTGCGTAATACAACTCAAATTGAGATTGCAGCTGATCTACATATTCCTGACTAACTTCTCTGGCTCCTGCCATTTTCAAACGAGTGTTTAAAACAGCGAGGTTAAACGTATATTTATATTGGTTACTGGTTAATGGTTCTTGGTTATTGGTTAATGGTTTATGGTTTATGGTTGCCTTTTGATTGGGTTTTGAATTTGCGTCATTTTCTAACCCAGATGAAACCGAACCAAAACCCACTGGGTTATTTTGGGTTTTATTCTTGCGAGGTCGGCCCCCTTTGGCACCATTAGCTCGATTTTTATCTGAGTTGGCGTGGTATGCATTAATTTCTTTTTGGACACGACTATTTACCCAGCCGCCTTCAGTTAAGGTGAAAAACTCCTCCAAAACATTCTGAACGGCTTCCTTTTCTTCCTGAGTACGCGCGCCACATAAACGACATACTTTTGCCACTTCAATTGGCAGTGGCTGCTCGTTCATGTAACAGGTTTCCATGAGGTATTGATAAACACCGTGATGCAGCAAATCTAAATGCGCTGTGGCTGAACGGTAATCACCAATGTGCTTTGAGTAGTAATACATTACACACCCCCATCTAATTGAAAAATGAATGCACTTCCATTAAATTGAGCGAATAAATTATTAATTGGATTAAAAAAATGACACTTATTCGAAAACAAAATGCCATTGATGTTTATGCAGCTCAAAATGGAAATTTTGTGGTTATTAGTGAAGAGGATGGTCACTATGACGCTCGTGAAGGAGAATTTTCCGACACTTACATCAATATTGATGTGGCACACATTGATATAGTGATTGAAGCGCTTCACCAAGCTAAAAAAGAGATTTTGGAGCGCGAAACCGATAAAGGTTAAAGCTTTAGTCATGCTGCCACTCCTTGCACCAAGCCAGCCTTTTGCACTAATGCTGTTAGGCGAGTTAAGCCGAAAGCAGTAATGCGCGCTTGTGTGTAAACCTGATCACCTTCAGGAGTTGAAATGATCTGAGTAACCTTGTTGGTTATAACGCCTTGTGTGCATCGCTCGGCATAAGCACAAAGAGTGTGCTTCCTGTCGTTGTTGCGATAAATCCAGCGTTTATTCAGCATGAATTCAATAAGTTTGTTTTGGCTCAGGCCTATAGTCTTTGCGGCTTCTCGAATGCAGAATGAACTTGAAGTGTCGGCAATTTGATCTAATGCTTCTGCTTTAGGGCTAAGCACAGCCACTTTTTCAGTTAGCTCAATGTTGAGTTTTGCTTGAACTTCAATTGCTTGCAGGAGGTGTTCTGGATTGGTGATGTCGAAAGCATCCTTATTTTCCAGCTCATACCAGCGTTTAACTAATGCCGCTGTAAATTCAGGGCAAAGCTGAGCAACTACGGTGATTGAATCGAGCTTGCCTTGTTCGCCAATAAATTCATATGCGTTAATAAATCTATTTGGACTAAGTGATTGTTTATTTTCAACTTTACGCATTGGAGGAAGTTGAATTACCCCCCTTTTAGCCAGGCGCTCAATTGAAATACGCACATGATGGTGTTCTGATCCAACAAGCTCAGCAATCTCCAGACTGGACATTGTTTTCACTTGTGTTATATTTAGCTGAATCTTAGTATTCATCTATTAACTCCATGAGTTGGTAGGTAAAAAAGCCTGATCTGAACCATCAGGCTTTTTTGTTTTTGATAAACGGAAGGCCAAGAGCTGGCTTAATCTCATAACCGGCCACAACCTCTCCGTTTCTGAGCTCCAGATAAATTTCCCGTTTCTTTCTTATGGCAGCACTAACAGCTGTTTGATGGCATCCAATTTTGTCGGCTGCCTTCATCTGTCCGTCACGCTCCACCATGTCCTTTAAAAGTATCGTTTCCATAGAAATAACATTGTTAGTGGAAAACGATTAAATACTAACATTGCTATTATACACTTGCAATAACATTGTTATTTGTTGTTTAATAATAACGTTATTAAGATTTAATGCACCAAAGGGTAGAAATAGAAATGTGCATCATGATTAGGAAACCGCTTTCACCTGAACGCCAGCAAGATGCTGAACGCTTGAGAAGCGCTTGGGAGAACTTCAAAGCTGCCGCAAAGAGCAAAGGTAAGAAGGTCACTCAGGAAGACGTGTCCGATGCATGCGGCTGGAATACGCAAGGAGCCTTTAGTGCATACCTGAACGGGCGCACACCATTAAATTTAGATGCTTTAATTAAGCTATCTAATTACTTCGGTGTGCCTGCCAATGAAATCAGCCCTGAATTGGCGGCTGGTTTAGAGTCTGCACTTGTAGAGATTACAGACTATGCAGATAACAATATTGAAATAGCTGACTTTGATGGCCTTAAGCGAGTCCCTATCCTTACTTATGTACAAGCAGGGAACTGGCGGGAGGCGATACAGATGCCATCGGATAATTTTATTTTTGTTAGTGTGGATGTGAGTCCTAATTCATTTGGTGCTTATGTTATTGGAGATAGCATGCTGCCAGATTTTAGGGATGGTGACTTAATTATTATTGATACTCAAGTGAAGCCACAGCCTACTGATTTTGTAATGGCTGAAGATCCAGAGGGTATTACATTTAAGAAATACCGTTCACGCGGAATTAACGAAGAAGGAAAAGAAGTTTTTGACCTGGTGCCATTAAATCCTGACTTCCCTATTATTCGCTCAGATCGGAGCCGTGTAGAGATTATTGGTACTGTTGTAGAGCATAGAAGAATGTTTAAAAGAGCTGCACGCTATCACTAAGCAATAACTTTATTATTAATAACCCGCCAATGAGCGGGTTTTTTTGTAACTCAATTATTAAAATAATAAAAAATACTAGCAATGCTATTGCATAATATTAATAACAACGTTATTATTTTTCTATCAACAAAAAATAAAGCCCCAACGTTGCGGTAACAACTTGAGGCCCGACCCACCCACAGTGAGTGAATTAATTATGAATGCAAAACTTACTTTATTCAATAGCCTCCTAATTGCCTCAGTGGTATCAGGCTGCAACTACGCCGATGCAAGTGGGCCTATCGCAGTCGAACAACAAGAACAGATCAGTATTGTTTCTCCTGCTTACGTAGTGGATGACATTGACCTCGGCCCTTACCGCGACTGCAAGACAGATTGCACTGCTGTTCTCCTCACCCAAGACAAACAGTTCCAGATCGAAGTGAATTTTGACTACCGCGGATTCCGTGACGGCAATGGATATCAATCATGGTCGGACGTTGAAATTGAGCGTTTGGATATCGAAGGCGTATTTAAATACGACGATGAAACCGAAGTGAATGCTTATGTTGACCGCTACGAGATTGAGCAAATCAATCGCGCCTTAGAGAAGAAAATCGAGGAGGAAGCGGGATGAACGCAACGGATTTTATTAAAGAGCATGGCCTTGAACATGCAAAAGAACAGTGTGCAATTCATGGTTGGAAAAATACCTCGTGGTGGATTCAAGTAAAAAATCTAATCCAAAGCCACTCTTATGTTGATATTCACGGCTTAGAACAGTCGAAGGAGATTGTTAATAACGCTCCAGGTGATGATGTTTTTTATTCTTGGACTTTGGGTGCCTCTGGAGTGAAAGATAAAACTGTTCATATCGGTACGTTAAGAAAAGCTATTGCAGACGTAGAAGCCTGCCAAGGAGCCGCTCAATGAAAATCAAAACCGCTTTTGCCGAGCAGTTCAACACTCACGACTATGACCCTGATTTTACAGCCCACTACTTTGGCCGTATCGAAATTCACTTAGATACGCAGTACATGCTGCTTGATGACTTGCACACCCAGCGCGTCACGCTATCCATTTTAGTGCTGCAGGACGGCACAGTCGATACAGACCAGGTATGCACAGTTAAGACTTACCGTGGCCTGCCAGATGACTGTGTGTTTAACGATGAGTTTATCGCGATTGATGAATTGACGACCCAGCAGTTTGATTACTTCACGAACTTAGAAGAAGTGAAGCGTGAAATTGGATTGTTTGGGATGGAATTGGAGGCGGTGTAATGGAAGTTAAAAGCGTACATGCGCACCACATTCCGGCAAACAACGGTGTAGATCCGATTGACGTATTTGTTGTGTGGTATGGCGAACAAGCATTTCAAGTAACTATTCGTTGTTGGGATTGTGCTTGGACAGCCTACCGTGGTAGCTGCGGCAACGACTCAATTGAAGAATATTTTCTATACAACTGGTACGAACGTGAATGCCATGAACATATTGTTCAATTATTCCACACAACCTCAAGACACACCACTCAAAAAGAAGAAAAGTGGTTGTTCAAGATTGTTCGGAATGTTTGCCAGCATTTTAAAAAATTAGCAGAACAGGCTTAGGAGAAGAATATGAATGCTGTTACTCAAGTAGAAAATCAATTAGGTCTTTCGCTCAGGGATTATGACGTTGATCAGGCAATGTGGTCTGCCCTCACATCATCAATCTTCCCAGGCGCAAAACCTGAATCAATTGTAATGGCAGTTGAGTACTGCAAGGCTCGTAATTTGGACATTATGAAAAAGCCTTGCCATATCGTACCAATGAGCGTTAAAGATGCGAAAACAGGGAATAGCGACTGGCGTGATGTGATTATGCCGTCAATTGCAGAACATAGAATCACAGCTTCACGCTCACATAGCTATGCCGGTATTGATGCACCTGTATTTGGTCCAATGGTAAACATTAGTTTTGGTGGTGTTTCTCACACTGTTCCCGAGTTCTGCACTGTGACTGTTTATCGCATAATCCACGGTGAAAAGGTTGCATTTGCTCATACTGAGTATTTCGAAGAAGCGTGTGCCACAGTTAAGGGTGGCGGCTTGAATTCAATGTGGACAAAACGCAAGCGTGGCCAATTAGCTAAATGTGCTGAAGCGGGCGCACTTCGCAAAGCCTTTCCTGAAGAAATTGGCGATGGGTACACTAAAGAGGAAATGGAAGGCAAAGAGATAATCGTTGGGAATGAGACAGAAACCCAAAAAAATCAATCTGAGATACCAGAAGGCTACCAAGCATTTGAAGATGAGCACCTGCCACACTTCAAAAATGAAGCGCAGTACGGTACTAAGCGCCTGCAGACCGCCTACTCTGTCCTGCCAAGCAGCAATCTAAAAAATACATTCTGGTCAAATCATGCTGCAGGTCTAAAAGAAATCGCACAGTTTGCTGATCAGGCTTTGGCTCGCGAAGGAGAAACCTATGAACATTCTCCAGCGTAGTGATGACTGGCATTCTGAGCGATGCGGCAAAGTCACAGCAAGCCGAGTAAAGGATTTAAATGCCAAGCCAAATAAAGGCAAAGCTTTAAATGCATTGGGTTTAACTATTCTAGCTGAGCGCCTCACCGGCGTTCAGAAGGAAATCTTCACAAACACAGCAATGCAATGGGGTATCGATAACGAGCCTCATGCAATAGCGGCTTATGAAAATGAAACGGGTAACTTTGTAGTTGGAGCGGGCTTAATTGACCACCCTTTCATTGAAATGTTCGGTGCTTCACCTGATGGGCTTGTTAATGATGAGGGTCAAATTGAAGTTAAGTGTCCTGATACTACAACGCATTTGAACACCCTGCTGACTAAGCAAGTACCAGATGAGCACATTCCTCAAATCACTAGTCAGCTGGCTTGTACTCGTCGTGAATGGTGCGACTTCGTGAGTTATGACCCTCGCCTGCCCGAGTATTTGCAGTTGGTGATTATCCGGGTATTTACAAAAGATTTAGATATTACCGGGCTTGAGCAAAGCGTGATTGCTTTCAATAAAACAATAGATCGGGCAATTGACCAGCTCGCATTAAATCAGAAGTTAAAAATCGCATAAAACTACTTTAATAAAAAAGTAGAACGGATTTTTAGCACAGTTATTTATTTTAATAAAAGATTGGTGGTGAAGATGGATATTAAAGAAAAGCAAGCAAGATGGGCAGTTGAAAGACCGTTATTTGAAGCTGAGTTTATTCACTCTCATCTTTTACCCTTTTTCAATTTCAATGAAAACACCGGTGATTACGAAATCAAAAGTGAGTTTTCAGAAGATGAAGACAAAGAGCTCGCTTTTGAAGTTTTAAATACTGGTTGGGTTATGTGGTTACGTGCAAAACGTGATGCCAAAGCCCAAGCGGTGCCGGAAGGGTTTGTTCTAATGCCGCGCCAGTGCACAAATAGTATGGCTCAGGCTGCTAAAGAAATAGATGGTCGATTATCTGCATTTAAATATGGCGATGTCTATCAAGCCATGATCGAAGCCCAGGAGCCAGCCAATGATTAAAAAATTTGAAGAACAAAAAGTTCGGCTTTATTTGTCGATAGGTTATGCAGCATCAGCTCGCGAAGATAGTGTTTATTTAAAAGACTATATAAGTGAGAGCGAATGGAACGCTTTAAGCCCTTCTGAACAGGAAAATTTCTTGTATGAGGAAATTTTAAAAGATTGGGAGTCAGATCATTTAGATAGTTCAGCAAGTTTAGAGGAGCCAACATGAAAAAACATCACATGGAGCACCTCGAATATTTGTTTTTGGGTTGGCTGCTGTTGGGGCTAATTGGGTTTGGTCTGGCTGCGATGGGGTTTTGAGATGAACGTTAAAAAAATTCAAGTAAAAGCAAATATTAGATGGTGGGAAGACACTGAAATTAATGGAGTAGAAGATACTGAAAATGGTGCCAATGTGCCGTGCAAACAAGGTTCATTGTGGTGCCCGCTCATTAATGTTGAAACAGGTACGATTGAAAATTGGGAAACTGGCAAGACAGCCAAAGTTCACTATAAAGTGAGTGATTGTTGTGGATGGGAGTTGCTAGATAAAGACAATAACATTATCAAATCTCAAGATGATGGTTATGTTCCCCGTACCCTCTGTCCCGCTGAAAATGGCTATGGTGACTACATTATTATGAATATTGATCACTCCGGCCAGATTGAAAACTGGAAATTTAATATTGATGATTTTCAGGAGGATGAAGCGTGATATTAAAAGACAGTGATTTGCCGGAAGAAGTGGTCATCAGTTTGGGAGAGGTGGTATGAATCTGATTGAACAGTTGGGCGGGTATGAAAAGGCTAAAGCATTTCTTAATGCTGCATCTTACACAATAGATGAGTTAATTATGATGCAGAGATCTGGACTGCGACCTCAGCATGTGGAGAAAGCCCTTCTCGAATACCGCCGAGCCAATAGTATTTTTGAGGTTGGGGATAAGGTTGTTCATTTCTTTGAGAGTGATGAGATTTTTGAAATCAAAAGCATAAAAGGTGATTACTTTATAATTGAAGGAAATCGAAATACGCTAATAGGCATAAGTTTTCTTTTTGATAAAACTTGTAGACACGCCACCGATGCGGAAATCAAAGCAGGTAAAAGATTGGAGGTGGTTTGATATGAAATGGTACTCAATGCGCCAAGTTGCCAAAGAGCTAGGCATGGCAGTAAATACATTCAAGGCAAATTATCTAGAGAAGTTCCCGCCAGACCGGGAAACGGCTAAGTATAAAGGTTATACACAGGCCTCTCTGGATAAGATTAAACAAGAATTAGGCGCTAATTAAGCGCCTTTATTATTACTGAAAGTTCCATAGGTATATCTATTCCAAAGATCCTTAGCATGCTTTGCTGCGCCATGCGGGCCTCTAAAAAGATATGTCGCATTAAAATTATATGCATCACAAAAATCAAAAAGATTTCGAGCAAATTTCGCATCAATCTTTAACTTTAACAAACGCCATGGAGTATTGTGGTATTCAAAGCAATCGTTTAATTTAGGATAATCATCATACATATCGTCTAGATCTTGCTTACTAACCATGGTAAAGCATCCATGCTGATTAGCAGCATGAGAATTAATTGAAGTAGGGACTGTAACTATTTTTACCTCGGGTGGTAGTAAATCTATATGTGTGGTATTGAATGCCCATATAGAAAAGTTTTTAATTTCCCGGCCTTTGGGATCTTCAGAGAAAACTCCAGATACTGCAAAATATGCAGCTACAAGAGGATGACTGGTCCAATCTAAAAATCTTGTTGGAACGCCATAGTGCTGAGCAAAAGCAACCAATTCTGTATATGAGTCATCAATCCAATTATCTACATCACCCAGCTCAATAGTTTCCTTACAAACTGCATCTTGAGCTTTTCTCAAAGCAACAGAATCATTAGGCAATTGAACAGCCCCCAAGTCACAAGCTTTTTGAAAAAACTTCAAAAGTTGGTTCTCTCTCGACCTGGCGCTTATCCTTAGAATGTCATTTTCATCTTTTAGAACACCAATCAATCTCGAATAACTGGAATCCAATTGCCAGTTATCATCGGCCATTCCTCTATATAAAATAATTTCATTATCATCGGAAGATGGTGATTTTTCAGAGAAGAATTTATGCGTTAAGGTTTTCATTAAATCGGGAATGACTTTTCGTTCGGGTCTTATCAGATCAAGAAGCTCATCTATGGTGTTTATTTGTAGTTCAAAATATCCATTCTTTTTTTCGAGCTTTTCTAATAAATCTTCAACCATTTTGATTCATCCATTTATCCACTTCTGAAGAATACCACTCCATCAATTCCACCCGTTCATCCCAATATTCAGCACGGTTATAAATGCCACGAATACGGTCTTTCGGGACGTGGGCAATCTGGTACTCAATTACATCAGCACGAAATTTCTTGGCATTATTGGCATGAGTTGAAAACAGGGAGCGGAAGCCATGGGTTACCATCTGGCCGCCATATCCGTTTCTTTTAATAATAGCTAAGACACTTTCAGAAGGAACATGCTCACCTAAGCGACGAGTGTGCTTGAAGATATAACCATCATCTTTCTTATGATCATAAAGCTCCTGGAATAAGGCTTTAGTTTGTGGCGTTAAAGGAACCGCATGATCACGACGCATCTTCATACGTGAAGCCGGAATTACCCAGATATTATTATCAAAATCAATTTCGCCAGTATCCCATCTTGCTTTTAATAATTCGGAGATCCGCACTGCGGTGTAACATGCAAGCTTAAGCGCGTGTAACAGTTCGAGCGTAACAATACCGCCCTGCACTCGCCTCCAAAATTCAGGCATCTGCTCTGCATCAAGTGAAGGCATGTTACGAACTTCTTGCTGTGGAATAACATCACCAACCAGTGTGCACGGGTTCTTTTGTGTATAGTCAGATGCAATAGCAAAGTTAAAGATTTCATTTAACAGGCGTAACGAACGTTTTGCGGTTTCAAGTGTGCCCTTGCTCACCATATTTTTTACAGCTTTAACGACCTGTTTACGCTCGACCTCATCAATCGATTCATCAATAAAATCTTCTGTAATATAGTTAAGTCGATAAATTACAGTATCTATATATTTTTGACTGGACCAGCGTGGAGTCATCAAGGCCAGCCATTCATCAATAACCGCTCTGACTGTCGGTGCGTCTAAGACTTTCCCTTGCAATTCAGCTTTAACCTGACGTGCAAGTTGACGCGCCTCTTTACATCCGATTTCTGGATATTCACCAATTTGTTTTCGGTTTTGTTTGCCATGAACGCGATAAGACAAAACCCACTTCTTTTTGCCCGTCGGCATGACTTCTATAGACAGACCTTCCCCGTCCGCTTTTGAGTATCTTTTTTCTTCTGGCTTTAAACTTTTTACTTGAGCGTCTGAGAGCATGGCCTGTTACACACGTGTCACAACTGTGTAACAGCTTATCTTGATTAAGGTTGATTATCAATGATCAAGATTGCTTAACGACAGTCGAATTATAGCCAATAAAAAAGCCCTAAATCATTAAGATTTAAGGCTTTTTCGGTGTTTTTAATCAACTTTAATTAAGATTAATTAACTTTGATTTAGAATCTTGGTGGAGGTGGCGGGAGTCGAACCCGCGTCCGCCAGCACTACACTCGAGAATACTACATGCTTAGATATCGTCTACTTTTTTAACTCTTTGTGACCCGACGAACAGGGTACAAATCGCGATCCTCTTAATTTAGTACAAAACCCCAAGGCTTGGTTTTATACGGACTTGTGTGCGTGCGCTTCAGTCGGACTCCCTAACCACAAGTATTCAGAGAGGCGGACAAGCTGCCCTTAGGCAGCTAGAGCGTATGATTCGTCGTTTGCGACTAAAAAATGCAAATTTGATTTACGAGAGAAAATGCGCTCTCGGCATGCATCTATGAGTTTCATCACCAGCGTCGAAGCCAGAGACACCCCCAAGTTACGTTCCTATCTTAGCATACTTTTACTGATTTACCATGCCGTAATTCATTAAAATCAAGAGCGAGATAGGTTTAATACTATAATTGCGGTAGTATTTTATTTTTCAAGTTCTTCTTATAAAAACATGAGTTATTTATTAGCACTCGATCAGGGAACAACTTCCAGCCGGGCAATTGTTTTTGATGAATCAGGCCGCATTCATGCCACTGCACAGCGTGAAATTCATATACAGACTCCTCATTCCGGTTGGGTGGAACAGGATGCACAGGAAATCTGGACTACACAAATTGCCGTAGTTCAGCAGGCACTCGCCTCAGCACATTTGCTGGCAAAGGATATTAAAGCATTAGGTTTAACCAATCAACGTGAAACTACAGTCGTGTGGGATAAACGTACTGGTCAGGCACTTACTTCTGCCATTGTATGGCAGGACCGTCGTGCATCCGACTGGTGTAATCAGATGATTGAACAGGGCCACATGCAGTTAATCCAGGAAAAAACCGGACTGCGAATTGATCCTTATTTCAGTGCAAGCAAATTGGTCTGGTTACTCGAACATGTCGAGGGACTGCGTACACTGGTTGATCAGGGACATTTAGCGTTTGGAACAATTGACAGCTGGTTAATCTGGAATCTGACACAAGGTGCTGAACATGTCATCGAAGCGAGTAATGCTTCACGAACCATGCTCATGAATCTGCAAACCCAAAGTTGGGATGAAGAGCTTTTAGAACTGTTTAATATTCCATGTTCCGTATTACCTAAAATTATCTCATCTGACTGCTATGTTGCAGATACCGCCAGTGGACTTTTGGGCTCAACCATTCCAATCATGGGAGTTTTAGGTGATCAACAGGCTGCACTATTTGGTCAATCCTGCTTTGAGGCAGGTACAGCCAAGAATACGTATGGTACAGGCTGTTTCATGTTATTTAATACAGGCACTGACGTCCAGTTCAGTCAGAACAAGCTGCTGACTACCTTAGCTTGGCAATGCCAGAATCAAGCCCACTATGCACTCGAAGGGAGTGTCTTTATGGCGGGTGCAATTATGCAGTGGCTACGTGATGGTTTAGGGATCATTCAAAAAAGTAGTGATACTGAAAAACTGGCAGCACAGGTTAAATCCAGTGAGGGTGTAGTTTTAGTGCCTGCTTTTACCGGATTAGGCGCACCGCATTGGGATAGTGAAGCACGGGCCATGATTTGCGGTATGTCACGCGGAACTACAAAAGCACATATTGCACGTGCCTCGCTAGAAGCAATTGCCTTTCAAGTTTCTAATGTATTGTCTGCAATGCAGGCTGATCTGGATCAGCCCTTAAAAGAACTGCGTGTAGATGGTGGAGCCAGTTGCAATGATATGATGATGCAGTTTCAGGCAGATTTACTGAATGTACCAGTGTTACGGCCTAAACTACAGGAATCGACGGCATGGGGCGCCGCAGCCATGGCGGGGCTAAAAGCTGGAGTATTTAATAGTCTGGATGATCTTTCAGCTTCCTGGCAACTGGAGCGAGAATTTATACCGCAAATGTCAGAAGATGAGCGTCAGCAACATTTAGCGCGCTGGAAAGATGCCCTACAGCGGGTACGGTCCGACCTAAACTAA